AGGTTCGCAGTACCTCTGGCTGGCGGTCAGCTTCACAACAAAGCAATCGTCGGCAAATGCCGCCCCAGTCAGCCCATCCAGCAGGCTCCGGCAGCACTTGTCGATGTCGTTTCGTTTGCCCGTGTAATGCCTGCGAGCTGATGGACGCAGGTTGCCTTTCGCCCCAAAATCACCCTTAGGGCGCAGAAACCGGAACTCAACGGTCACGCTGCAGGCTTCCTCAATCAACTCCCCGCAGGCAGCCAATGCCTCAGTTCTTACGGCGTCTCTCCAAGGCCCGACACGTTTTGATGATTCTCGCATCCCGTAAAGGGTGCGAATTTTTGATCCTTGCGGCGCGGCTTCGATACCTGAAATTTCGATGTCGTAACGCATAAAAAAAGCGGGGCACTCAAATCCCCGCCTGGTGCCTTCATGCTCTCCAACACTAATTTATGTCATTCATCCCGCAAGGCGTCCCGTTTACGTCACTTCCGACGGCACTACGCGGAACGCTTCAGCCCAATCAGTTGGCGGTTCTGTGGGTCATCCAGACCTACGCCGGAGCCAACGCCGATTGTTGGCCATCGATCAAAACCATCGCTGATGGTGCGTGTGTTTCTGTCCGCACTGCTCGGGCTGTTGCTGGGCAGCTGGAGTCCATGGGACTCCTCCAGCGTGAATCACGACGAAACGATCGAGGTGACTGCTGCACGAACCTCTACCGGGTCACCGTAAACCACCTGGCCAACGTGGCCCCACCGTCCCTAGACCCCCCGGCAGCTCCTGCCGTACCCCCCGGCAAGAAATGCCGTACCCCCCGGCAAATGGTGCCGGACCCCCCGGCAGGAGATGCCGCCGAACTAAATACAAGAGAACTAAATACAGAAGAACTACAAACAGCCAGTAAAGCTGCAAAAGGCCGAAAGCCAGCACGAAACGACTACAGCGACGAGTTCCAGGCCTTTTGGCAGCAGTACCAAAAAATTGGCAATCGAGCGACAGGCCAATCCAAGCCCAAGGCATGGGCTGAATACAAAAAGCTCGCCAGAGGCGTCCAGAAGCGCCTACAAGGGGCCTTGGCTGCTTCGTTGAAGGATCAGGCCAGAGGAGAGCAAAAGGGCCGGTTCCCGACCTGCTACCCCGATTGTTTCCGTTGGCTTCGTGATGGCCGCTATGAATCCTTCCTGGTAACTGCCACAGCAGCCCCTGCCAAACCCAGCAACCTGGCCCATCCTGGGCCTCAGGAAGGCGATCCCTTCTAAACCCACCCCTGGCTAATGACTTCATCCCATAAGCGGTCCGCTCTGGACCGTGACGCAACCTTCTACGCCCCAAAGGTCTCTTGCTTTGCCTGTTACGACACTGGCATCGTCACCAATGGCGACGGGCTCCTGAACCACTACTTGCCCGATTACGACGCCGAAATTATCGACGGCAACATCCATCGGCATGGTGGCTCCGACTTAGCCGTTATCTGTCACTGCGTTGCCGCCTACGACGCCCAGGACTACGACGCTCAAACCACTCGCGCCGGGTTCCGTGATTCCACAGGCATCCGCACAACCGACACCAACGGCCGTCAGCAGGCCCTGGGCGTGAACGTTGACAAGGACATCATTCGTGAGATCCACCGTCAACGTCGCGCTAACTGGGAGGCCACCGCACGCGATCTCAACTCGTTAAGGCAACAGGTTCGCTCTGGCCAAAACCCCCAGCTGCCTGAATACATTGCCGACGTGAAAGAGCAGCTCCGGAATGTTGAGCAGCTCCTACCTTCAGTCGACTGAAATGCACATTGACACCCCAAGGCAAAGGCCTGTTCTGCTTCGCCTGCAAGTCCTTCTCGATGACGTAATGGCCGTTTCGCGTGCCATTGATGACAATACTTTTGAAGATGTTCAGCCTTTGGCTGATGAGTCCTATCGATTTATCTCAGACCAACTAAAAGAAATCGACCACATTCTTCGCCGCGCTTCTCATGGCTAGAGTCACAATCACCCTTCAACAAGAGCAGCTCGATGCCTACAAGCGCATCGCTAAACAACAGCTAAAACCGCTCTCGTCCGTCATCGCTGACCACCTGACCAGTTCAGACTTCAAACTCTCCACCGCACAGCTCTACAAGGCTGCGGCCGATGTTCACTACAGATACAAGGGTTTACTGTCACGCGATCAGGCGTTTCACATCACCTCAGTAGCCCTTAATTCACTCCACCAGTCTTCCAAGCCCTGTTAACGTCAGGGCATGGCCAAATCCACTCAGTCAGAGATTGATGGCCGTATCAATACGGTCTACAAGCTCCTTTTAGAGGGGAATAGCAGAACCCAAATTCTTCAATACGGTTCGGAAGCCTGGGAGATCAGCGAACGGCAGGTCGAGACCTACATAGCTCGCGCCCGTGACCACCAGCGCCTGGACGCTGAACTGGAGCGGCCCGAATGGCTTCATGAATCGCTCTGTGCCCTGAAAGACATCCAGCGCAAGGCCACCAATAAAAGCCAATACAGCACAGCCCTTAAGGCCATCGAGCTGCAGGCCCGACTTCTGCGCTTCGAGATGTCATGAGCCTGGCTGATGACGTTGTAGGCAGTGAGCCGCTGCTAGCTCCGATCCTTGACCTGCAGCGATTCAGCAAACCGACCACCGCAGAAGTTCTGCAGCGTGTCCAAACGGGGTTGCTTCCGCATCAGATCGCTTTTTGTCAGGACACAGAACACCGCAAACTTGGCCTGGTATGTGGTTTCGGAGCGGGCAAAACCTATGGCTTGATTTGCAAAAGCCTTTACATGGCGGCCCTGAACGTGGGCCACGTTTCTGCCCTGTTCGAGCCGATCGCTCCCATGTTGAGGGACATACTCATGCGAACAATGGACGATCTGCTGCAGAAGTGGGAGATCCCCTACGACTTCCGGGTCAGCCCCCTGCCGGAATATCGCATCCACTTCCGCGAGGGTTCGCACACTATTCTCCTTCGCACAATGGAGACGGCCAACAGGATCCGTGGCCAGAACCTGTGCGCCGTTGGTTTTGATGAGGCCGATACTGCCAGCAAGACCGTTGCAACCCAGGCCATGCGGATGGCCCTTGCACGTCTCCGTTCTGGCAACGTCCAACAGTTCTATGCGGCCACCACACCAGAAGGCTTTGGCTGGGCGTTCGACACCTTCGAGAAAAACGCAGGCGATGACACCGCGCTGATTCGCGCTAAAACTACGGACAACCCTTTCCTTCCAGAAGGGTTCATTGATTCTTTACTCCAGAATTACCCAGAACAACTCATTCAGTCCTACCTGAACGGAGTTTTCGTCAACCTGAACACTGGTCAGGTTTACGACCGTTTTGACCGAGCGAAGCACGTCATTAAGGCGGCCCCGGTCAACTTGGACAATGAGCCACGCCACTGGGGCTGTGATTTCAACATCGGAAATTGCAACGCAGTGTGCGGGGTACGCCTGGGCAATTCATTTCTTCTAATCGACGAAGTGAAAGCCCATGACACCGACGCAATGGCAAAGGCCATTAAGGAAAGATCAGCTCACTTACAAGTTCCTATATATGTCTACCCTGACTCATCAGGCGGAAACCGCAGCACTAATGCCGCGACAACTGACATCGAGCTACTGCGTATGGCCGGTCTCTCCGTCGTCGCCGGTAAATCAAATCCTTTGGTCAGGGATAGGGTGGCTGCTTTACAGGCTCTGCTGGAGAACGGCAAAGGTGAAGTCAGGCTCCAGGTGCTTGAGAAGTGCGAAAGGATGATCGAGTGCCTGGAGCTGCAGGGTTACTCAGAGCGCAATCCTGAGCAGCCCGACAAGGAAGGTGGATATGACCATTTAACAGATGCTCTCGGATATGCCGTCTGGGCTCTATACAACCCGCTACACGTCCGGGCAGGACGAGGCACAGGAATCAGGGTATATTGATCGCACTGAAACTTTCTCCTTAGAGGCTGCCCTGGTTGAGCAATCACCAGGTTCCCCTCCTAGCGACTGCTTCGGCGGGTTGACGGAGGCAGAAAGTTCAGGGCATTGAGAGGGGGGCTGACTTTCAAAGTCGTCCCCCTTTCTTGTGTCTGTAGATCTCTCGATTAACATCAAATTATTGGCAGGGGCTTAGCCGTGTATTCATCTGGG